TAAGAGACAGAAGGGTTCACTGATCAACTCGATGCTAAAGATGCTGAGATTGCACACTTACAATCCCAACTCAATGCTATTGACCACGCCAATGAAGCACAACTCACTGCCCTGCAACAACAGATTGCTGGACTACAGGAAGCTAATGCTACGTTGACAGAGAACTTCAATAAGTTCAAGTCAGTGCTAACGAGCATTGACCAAATGACTGATGAAGTTATTAGTTGATGCAGATTATATTGTTTACAAGTCATGTGCTGGAGCTGAATCAGAGATAGACTGGGGTGATGATGTCATCCTAGTTACCTCTAAGTTCAGTGAAGCGTACAACAATACAAAACGAGAACTAAAAAAGATTGAAGATGCTTTCTTTTCTAGCACCGGTACTATTCTGTTCTTTAGTGATAGTGTCAATTTTAGGAAGTCTATCCTTGACTCCTACAAAGGTCACCGCCAAAGAAAGAAGCCCTGCGGATATAGACGTGTAATCGAAAAACTAAAAACTGAATATGAAGTAATCAGGATGCCACAGTTGGAAGCAGATGATGCCATGGGAATCTATGCGACGCTGCATCCAGGCAACTGTATCGTCAGTCCTGATAAAGATATGAAACAGATCCCTGGTCTTCTCTATAACCTAGAAGAAACTATTGAGATCACAGAAGAAGAAGGAATGCAATGGCATTTTATTCAGACACTGGCAGGAGACCAAACTGATGGCTATGCCGGCGTTCCTGGATTAGGCGTGAAACGTGCTGCTGCTATTTTTGATAAAGACGGATACACTTGGGAAACAATTGTCAAAGCCTTCGATGAGAAGGACCTAGATGAGTCTGTTGCCTTACAGAATGCACGTCTGGCAAAGATACTCACAATCGAGAACTATGACCTCACAGAACACCGACCCATCCTCTGGACTCCCGCCGATGCCTGTAACCGAACCAACAATGGAGCAAAGCTTCCAGCTGCGTAGGCTGCAAGATCTCCTGCCAAAAGCTGAGAAAGAGGACATCATTACTGTCCTGCTTGCACTGCAACGCCAGAACTTTGCTCTGACCAACACAGTAAAACAACTATTGAAAGAATGGCCCACTCGCCAGAATACTACCGAAGGGGAACCATCGAAGTATGGGACTTTATTCGTGATCAAGGACTTTCCTACCACCTAGGTAACGCTATCAAGTACATCTGCAGAGCTGGTTACAAAGACAACTATGTAGAGGACTTAGAGAAAGCCATTCATTACCTCACCAACGAACTGCAATATGTCACTCCTAAGCAATCAAGCGATCGAGTTCCGACGAGCGTACAATATACCGAACGATTTGAGCCGCCGGACTTTGCAAAAGAATTTGATCGTTGAGGAATTTAAAGAGTTCCTACAAGCTGATCTTGATATGGCTCTGATGCATCCTCCTGATCGTGAGGCTTGCTTGAAAGAGCTAGCTGATCTTATCTATGTCTGTGCTCAGTACGCTGAGAACATGGACTGGGATATTGAGCAAGCTCTACGCCGTGTCCACAAATCAAACATGTCCAAGCTAGGCGATGACGGCAAGCCTGTTAAACGCAAGGACGGCAAGGTTCTCAAAGGACCTAACTACAAACCACCCGATTTATCTGATTTAGTATAATGTCTAAACTCATCTCTCGCACAGGACGTGTACAGTCCTGGATGGACAACCCCGAGTCCAGATTGCCAGTATCGTGCACGGTTATGTCGGTTGATGACAGCATGACCGGTGTCAATGGGATCGAATCCTCATGGCGGTTCGTAAGTCAAGCTCTACGCCATGGGGCTGGTGTCGCTGTACACCTGTCCAATCTTCGACCCAAAGGTACTGTTACTAAGAAAGGACCAGATGAATTAGTGGCCAGTGGCCCAGTGTCATTTGGACGCATCTACTCTATGCTAAATGAGGTGTTGCGTAGGGGCGGCACCTTCCGTAATGGAGCTTGCGTGTTGCACCTCGACATCGACCACCCTGACTCACTCGAATTCATTCAAACACCCCGACATGAACTACCCTGGGTTAAACGTTGCATCAATCTCACTGAAGAATCCTGGCACGAGTTCCCCTACAAAGAAGAACTCCTACAAGGGATTCGCAAAGGCGACATCTGGCTAAACAAAATTAGGTACGACAAAAATGGACAACGTATCAGAGGAAACGTCTGTCTTGAAGTATACCTGCCTTCACGAGGCACATGCTTGTTGCAGCATGTCAATCTCGCTGCCTGTACTATCTCTGACATCCCAAAAGCTTTCGTTGAGGGTATGTCCGAGTTGTGTGCGCTCCATCCTACGACAGGTGTTGGAGAATCTGGGGAATACCTCAGCCCAGACGTTGATAAGCAAGTCGGGCTTGGAATGCTTGGACTTGCCAACTTGCTCCGCCAAAACGGAGTCAAGTATGAAGAGTTCGGAGTAGCCCTCCGAGATATCAACCAAGAGAAGGTCAACTTCTCAACCGCTCACGATATCGCTCAGTCCATCAAGGATGGCATTGAGCAGGCTGCAGCCATTGCTGAGAGTCATAACATGGTAAGAGCCTTTGCAATCGCTCCTACAGCCTCCTGCAGCTATCGTAGCGTCGGTCTAGACGGGTTTACTTCCTGTCCTGAGATCGCACCACCCATCGCTCGGTCAGTTGACCGGGACAGTGGCACCTTTGGTGTCCAAACCTATGAATATGGTGATGTTGAAATCGCCTCTGAAGTAGGTTGGGAAGCTTACAAACTTGTAGCTGACCAGCTTATGATTATGCTTGAAAAAACAGGACTTCTTCACGGATACTCGTTCAACTCATGGAGTGATCAGGTAACCTATGACAATGCGTTCATTGAAGAGTGGCTAGCGTCTCCTCAAACAAGCCTCTATTACAGTCTGCAAGTGATGGGAGATGTTCAGGACAAGACTAGTGCATATGCTGCACTCGATGAGTCTGACGTTGACGATTACCTTGCGGATTTGCTAACTCCTGAACCTCAATGTGATTGCGCCGAATGACCCCGTATGATAAACTAATTGCCAGGAAACGCACCTGGACTCCTGTACAGACTGAAGCAGGTAAACTTAAATCTGGCGCGGAAGAAGCTGTCTACCGCGCTTTGGCTCTCCGCTGTCTCGAACTGCCGGTGGGTGACTTTATATCACACTCACTAAAACGTGAAGTCCCTGATGCAGCACGTCAGATCCTTGAGATGAACATCAAGGATGAAGAAAACCATGATTTGGCTCTGAACTACGCTGTAAAAGCACTCGGTACCGATGAAAAAGCAGAACGAGAAGCACAGATCCTAAAAAAAGCATGGGAAAAACATGAAGACCACACGATTGTTAAGGCTATGGTAGCCGAACGTAGTGTTTTCTTCTGTCTGCTCCCATTCTTCCGCTATGCCGGTGATGCTGGCCTGCGAACGATTTCTGCAGATATTAGTCGTGATGAACAGATTCATGTTGCTACGAACTCTCTTGTATGCCGTGAGCTGGGTCTTAATCCTTCTAAGTCTCTCAACAAACTGAGAAAAGCAACTGTAGACTGGGTTTTCCAGCCATTGCAAGCTGAAAACACCGATAAGTTTTTGGCGAAAAATTTTTGGCACTCACAGAGCGATTCACTTTTTGAAAAGGGTATCGCAGAGGGCTTTTCTAACACCAGGTCGGCACGTATGCCGGCATTCTTTGAACATTCCAATGTCAATCTCCCTCAATACGCTTGAGACTTACGGCATGTCCGTCAAGTCTATCCTGGCAGAGATGGAAGAAAACTTTCCACCCACAAACCCAGGTCCAGGTGATAGCATCTCAACTATCATGTATCGATCTGGACAACGCTCCGTAGTGGAGTGGTTACTCAATCGATTAGAACAAGATGGCATTTAGACAAGATCTTTATAACCAGGTCATTGCCATGGGTGGCTCTGACGCATCGGCACGTAACGTAGCCCGTGCTTCGCGTCCTGGTCGCGCTATGCAAAATTTCATGGCAGCTTTTAGTGCACAGAAAGCACAAGCTGACGCTGCGTACCAAGCTAATCTAGCTAGCCAACGCATGGCTGAACGTCAACAACAGTTGATGGCAGCGATTGCACAGGGACCACCGAAGGCAAACCGTGCTTTACGTGGTGCTGACTACAAACCTAAGTTTAGGTCTTCAGTTTCCAAGACTGAATCTAAACGTGCAGTATCCAAAGGCACCTATCAGTTCTCTAACCCACTTGGTATGGGTGGTGCTGCTGGTAGCCGTACAGGTGGCATGGGTGGTCTAGCATAATGAACGCAAAGTCACGCTATAATGAGCTGCGTGCACGTCGGGATCAGTATCTCGATGTCGCAGTTGAATGCTCACGTTTGACTCTGCCTTACCTCATCCGACAAGACGAATCACAAGATCGCAAGGCTCTGCCTACACCATGGCAAGCAGTTGGTTCTAAAGCTGTCACAACTTTGGCAGCTAAGCTGATGCTTGCCTTGCTCCCTCCCCAAACCACGTTCTTCAAACTACAGGTTAGGGATGACAAGCTAGGTGAAGAGCTTGACCCAGAAATTAGAAGTGAACTTGATCTCTCTTTCTCTAAGGTAGAAAGGATGATCATGGACTTCATCAATGCGTCAAGTGATCGTGTGGTTGTACATGAAGCTGTACGACATCTCATTGTTGGTGGTAACGCACTGATCTACATGGGTAAAGATGGGTTGAAACACTACCCACTGAATCGATACGTTGTCAACCGTGATGGCAATGGTAACGTAATCGAGATTGTAACTAAAGAAAAAATTAGCCGCAAGGTGCTTGGTGATGTGCTCCAAGAACCTCTACCTAATCACGTAGGACGCGAAGGCGCATCGGACCAGGACGTTGAGGTGTACACCTATGTCCAATTGGATAACAAGAGTGGTCGTTGGCACTGGCATCAGGAAGCTTTTGATAAAGTCATCCCTGGTACCAAGAGCACAGCACCCAAGAATGCTAGCCCATTTCTGGTCCTCAGATTCAACACTGTTGACGGCGAAGACTATGGTCGTGGCAGGGTAGAGGAGTATCTCGGTGATCTCAAGTCACTTGAAGCACTGTCACAAGCACTGGTTGAAGGCAGCTCTGTTGCTGCTAAGGTAGTATTCTTGGTGTCACCATCATCGACAACCAAGCCACAAACCCTTGCCAAAGCAGGCAATGGTGCTATCGTGCAAGGACGTCCAGAGGATATCCAAGCTGTTACTGTGGGCAAACAAGCGGACTTCGCTACTGCTGCACAGATGGCACAGACCCTCGGACAACGTATCAGTGATGCATTCTTGGTGCTCAACATCCGACAGTCAGAACGAACAACAGCTGAAGAAGTTAGGCTTACACAGCTTGAGCTTGAACAGCAGTTGGGCGGGATCTTCTCGCTGCTGACCGTTGAGTTCCTCGTACCGTATCTAAACAGGACACTGTTAGTTCTTCAGCGTTCGGGTCAGATTCCCAAAATACCCCGTGATCTGGTCCGACCGTCCATTGTTGCTGGTGTGAATGCACTAGGACGTGGACAAGATCGAGAGTCTCTTACACAATTCCTGATGACCATCGCACAGACGATGGGACCACAGGCTATCATGCAGTACATTGACCCCAGTGAGTACATCAAACGACTCGCTGCGGCACAAGGTATTGACACGCTCAATCTTATCAAGACTCAAGAGCAGCTACAAGCTGAGATGCAGCAGGCTACTCAAGATCAACAAGAGATGGAGCTCGTTAAGCAGACTGGTCAGCTGGCAAATGCTCCTGCAAATGATCCCAGTAAAAATCCCGCCCTAAACCCTGAGTCAAATGACGGAACCGAAGAAGCCCCGCCGCCGCAAGGCGCAGGCTAAACCAGTTGAACCTGTAGAAACACAGGTCGAAAAAACTGAAGAAGAAATCCCAATCAACAAGTATGCTCCCAAAGATAAACTGGGTAAGCCATTGATTGGTCGCAGTCCTAACTATGTTACAAGTGTAGGACTAGGTAAACTAAACGTAGTCCACGCCAAAGGAGTGAAAGATAATGGCAACTCTTAATTATGATCCTACAGATGTGAATGCACCTGAGTTCACAGCAGAAGAACAAGACTCTATTCAGGTTGGAGAACAGGCGTTCCAAGAGGAACAGCAAACCTTTGCAGGTAAGTTCAAGTCTGCTGAAGACCTGGAGCAAGCCTACATTGAGCTGCAAAAGAAACTCGGTGACCCCGAAGCTCGTGCTGAGCAAGAGGCACCAGAGGCTGAGCCTGAGGCTGAACTAGATCCTGTGTCTAGCCTGGTTAACGACGTCCTGAATGCTGAGAACCCTGATGAACTGCTGGCTCAGTTCGCAGAGATGGACTCACAAGAGGTTGCCAAAGCATTCCTGAATGCAGACTACGCACCAGCTGAAGTGGAGATGTCTGATGCTGACATCGCTACCATTCAAAACTCAGTTGGTGGTGAAGAAGGCTACGCAGAACTCATGCAGTGGTCTAACGAAAACTTCCCTCCCGAACTTGTGGAGGGATTTGATCAGCTGGTAGCAACTGGTAACCGCTACGCAATCCAGCTTGCAGTCAATGGACTTGTAGCCGCCTACCAAAACCAGAATGGTATGGAAGGTGAGATGCTCACAGGCAAAGGCACTGCACAACAAGCTGATGTGTTCCGGTCCCAGGCAGAGGTTATTCAAGCTATGAATGACCCACGCTACGACAGTGATCCAGCTTATCGTCAGGACATCTTTAATAAACTAGATCGTTCTGACCTCAACACTTACTAATCATTATTTAAATGGCAGCTACTATCGCACTACAACGTCCCAAGTCTCTTTGGGATCGTTATGTTGAGTGGGTTAGCAGCACTGAGAACCGGCTCTATGTGGGACACTTCGGTGTCCTCATGGTGCCTTGTCTACTGGCAGCTACCACTTGTTTCATCATCGCATTCATTGCAGCACCCCCCGTTGACATCGATGGAATCAGAGAACCAGTCGCAGGCTCCCTCCTGTACGGAAACAACATCATCTCTGGAGCGGTCGTCCCCTCCAGCAACGCAATCGGACTAC